GAAGTAATGAAAAACGGGTTTTTATTAGGTGCTCACCATGGAATGGATATTAATGATGTTGATTATGTTTGTGATAAAATAAAAGAATTTTTTGGATATGAATAAATTTCAATTTCATAAAACTTTTAGCACTCCTATATACACAAGTTTTATAGATCCAAAATTAGCCAATAAGATAGAAGATATTATTATCCCCGAATTATCTAAGTTAAAATATATTGAACGTGTAAATACTGATTTTTTTAATAAAGAAAGAACGGTTTCTCCTAGTAAAATCCCTTCTTTATTTAAATTCATAGAAGAAGAAGTAATAAATTATAGTAAAAATACTTATTTAAAAAAAGGTAAATTAGGACAATATTGGATTCAGGATTATAAAAATGATGATAATCATCCTTTTCATTGCCATCCGGGAGCTACTATATCGGGAGTTTATTATATTAGGGCTAATGAACATGCTGGTAATTTACAATTTAAAAATCCAAATCCTTATATTGACATAACTGTGTGGGATCAGGAGATAAAGTCTTTAAATAATATTAACTATTTTAATATTTCCCCTAAAAAAGGTTTATTAGTTTTATTTCCTTCATGGTTAACTCATTGGGCTTTACCTTCAGATAATAATGGATGTATAAGAACATCCCTAGCTTTTAATTACTATAATAATGATTAAATCAATATATATAACAGGTTGTTTAGGTTTTATAGGTTCTTATGTAACTAGAGCTTGTTTAAAAAAAGGTTGGTATGTAAGAGGCATTGATAAAATAACTTATGCCGCTAATGAAAATTTATTAAATGAATTTAGTCAATATGATAATTTCTTTTTTGAAAAAAAAGATATTAATGATATAGATTTTTTATATGAATGTGATTATATAATTAATACCGCTGCTGAAACGCATGTAGGTAATTCTATAGTTAAAAGTGAAGATTTTGTACATTCAAATATAGATGGAGTACATAATTTACTGGAATTAATTAGAAATTATAGGGCAGAAGGTAAAGCAAAACCCACACTATTACACTTTTCAACTGATGAGGTATATGGTGATATTACAGAAGGTGAACATATTGAAACAGATTGTCTAAAACCCTCTAACCCATACTCAGCAACCAAATCAGCCGCTGATCAATTAATAATTGGTTGGGGTCGTACTTATGATTTACCCTATATAATATTAAGGCCAACTAATAATTATGGAATTGGTCAATATGTAGAAAAATTAATACCTAAATCAACTAAATACCTTTCTTTAGGTAAAAAAATACCACTACATAATAATGGGTCACCAATTAGAAATTGGTTACATGCTAAAGATACAGCCGAAGCGGTTATAGTACTTATTGAAAATGATGCTCAAGATATAATAGATGATAATAACATTTATAACATTTGTGGTGGTTATGAACAAACCAATTTGGATACAGTATGTAAAATTATTAAATTATATTATCCTGATCAGGATGTTAGGTATGTCCTAGAGGAAACATTTCCGTTATATGATCAGAATATAAGTAAATATTTAGATTTATCTTACTCCAGACAAGGTCAAGATGTTAGATATGCACTAAATGATGATAAATTGAGGGCTTTGGGATGGGAACCAAAGACAAAATTTGATAAAGAATTACCTCATATAGTTGGGTATTATAAAAATAATTTTATATGGTAAAAAAGAAGGTTTTAGAACATTTAATAGATTACTTAGTAGATAATAAATTTGATACCTTTTTTCTAGTTACGGGAGGAGCAATTGTGCCTACTGTAGATTACATAGGCAGAAAAAAAGGGGCAACATATTATTGTTTTCAACATGAACAATCAGCAGCAATGGCAGCCGAAAGTTTCTATAGAACATCGGGTAAAATGGGTGTAGTGTTAACTACTAGTGGTCCGGGTGCTCAAAATTTATTAAATGGTATTTGTGGTTGTTGGTATGAATCGGTTCCTTGTCTTTTTATTACAGGTCAAGTTAGTACTTATGAATCACTTGATTCAATTCAAACTAAACCTAGACAAGTAGGTTTTCAAGAAATGCCTGTAGCTGAATCATTTAAACATTTTACTAAATATTCTATTAAAGTTACTAAGGCTGAATTATTTGATAATATACTTAAAGAAGCTATAGCATCTAGTTTAACAGGCAGACCAGGTCCTTCTTTAATTGATTTACCTGTTGATATACAAAATTCAACAATAGAAAATTATTCAACAGATAAATTAAAATGGTGGCAGAAAAACCCTATAAATTATATACACCCAGATGAGTATAGAGAAATTATAGATAAAATTAAAGAAAGTGAAAGACCTCTTTTATTAATAGGACAAGGAGTTAAATTATCTGGTGGCCAAAAAGACGCTAAAAAACTAATTGATTCACTACAAATACCTTTTGTAGTATCTTGGGGAGGTTTTGATACTATATCTCATGATCATCCTTTATTTGTAGGTGATATAGGGGTATATGGCAGTAGGGGTGGAAATTACGCTATACAAAATTGTGATTTATTATTATCAATAGGATCCAGATTAGATACTAGACAAACTGGTGGTCAATTAAATACATTTTCTAGAGATTCATACAAAATAATGGTTGATATAGATGTTAATGAAATTTATAAAGATAGAGGCATTAAAGTTGATCTTCCAATTGTTAAAGATGCTCAAGAATTTTTAGAAGGTATACTTTCTTTTACTGAAAGATTAGAATTAAATAAAGAATGGTTGGGTCACATCACACAATGGAAAAATTTAAAAGAAAAACGTGAAACACAAGATAGTGTTTTAACATCTTATGAATTTTTAGAAGAATTAAATAATCACTTACCGGGTAATAGTATTATTATACCTGATGAAGGTGGAAATTTAGTTTGGACTATGCAATCTATAAAAATAAAAGATCAACAAAAATTATATTCTAATTTTGGAAATTCATCTATGGGTTATGGTTTACCTTCAGCTATAGGAGCTTGTATGGCTAATAAAGGACCTGTAGTGTGTATTGACGGTGATGGTGGTTTTCAAATGAATATACAAGAATTACAAACAGTTAAACATTATAATTTACCTTTAAAGATTTTTATAATGAATAATAACTGTTATGGAATTATAAAACAATTCCAAGATTCATATTTTGATAAAAGATATATAGCAACTGAATCTCAGGATTATACTGCCCCTGATTTTGTAAAGGTAGCTGAAGCTTATGGTATTAAAGCATTACGAGCTACTAAAGAAAATTATAAAGAAATAATCAATTTGGCAATGCAAGAGGAGGGTAGTATATTAGTAGATGTTATTATAGATAAGGAACAAAAACTTGTTCCTAAATTAGAATATGGTAATCCATTAGAAGATATGTCACCATATCAAACTGATGATGAAATTAAAAATAATATGATAATAGAAATGGTCCCTAGAAGAGATAATACACAGGGATGGGTAACTTTAAATAAATAAAAAATGGCAGCAGATAGTAAAACTAAAAAAACAATTTTAACATTAAATAAAAATAAGCAAGATGGTAACACATCCGTTATGGTTACTGCTTATGATTATCCACAATCTAGAATAGCAGATGGATCTGGAGTAGATTGTATATTAGTAGGTGATTCTTTAGGAATGACTACTTTAGGGCATAAAACAACTATTCCCGTTACAATGGATGATATGATTAGATCATGTGAAGCAGTAAGTAGAGGAGCAGATGATGCATTATTAATTGGAGATATGCCATATATGTCTTATCAACCTTCAAATCAAGTAGCAGTTGAAAATGCCGGAAGATTTATTAGATCAGGTATGGATATGGTTAAAGTAGAAGGTGCAATGACAGATAGAATTAAGGCAATTTGTGATTCAGGTATATTAGTAATGAGCCATTTAGGTTTAACACCACATACTAGGGCTAAATTAGGTGGTTATAAAGTACAAGGTAAAACCGCAGAACAAGCAGAAGTAGTATTAAAACAAGCTTTGCAATTACAAGAAGCAGGTTGTTCAGCGTTATTATTAGAGGCAATGCCTAAAGAACCGGCAGGTATGATTGCCAAAGAATTAGACATTCCAGTATTTGGTATTGGGGCTGGTGATCAAGTAGATGGACAATTAGTTATATATCATGACTTAATGGGATTATTTTGGGAATTTAAATCTAAATTTGTAAAAAGATACTGTGAAGCAGGACAAATAATGTCTGATGCTTTAAAAGATTATGTTAGAGAAGTAAAAGAAGGAATATTCCCAGCTCAAGAAAATTTCTATGAAATTAAGGATGAAGAATTAGAAAAATTATTAGGTGATAAAAAATGGAAGTATGAATTAGATAAAGATTATTATAATAATCCTAACCATAGTGTTACTCCAATTACCCAGAAAAAAACAGTTATTAAAAGATGAAAATCCTTATTACAGGCGGAAACGGTTTTGTAGGAAGAAATATTATTAAATCTTTGGATCAGGATTATGACATATATTCTCCTTCACGTTCAGATCTGGATTTTACTGATGAAAAACAAGTAGAAAAATATCTTAGAAATAAATTCTTTGATATAGTAATTCATTGTGCAGTCAAAGGTGGAAGAAGAACTATACAAGATTCCGCCTTTACAGTACAGGATAATCTTAAAATGTTTTTTAATCTAATGAACAATAGAAATAAGTTTGATAGATTTATACATTTTTCCTCAGGTGCTGATTTTGATAAAAATAAAAATGTAAATCATAATAATCATAATTTAGAAGAAAATTATCCTATTCAACCTTATGATATGTCCAAAAATATTATAAGTAGAATACTTAAGAATAATCCTCGTTGCTATAATTTTAGAATTTATGGCGTATTTGGAATAGATGAGGCTAAAGATAGATTTATAGTTTCAAACATTGAAAGATATAAAAATAATAGTCCTATAGAAATTCATAAAAATAGATATTGGGACTTTTTTTATATTAAAGATTTAATCAATATAGTTAAATATTATATAGATAACCCTGAACATGGTTTAGATAATGAAATGGATTTAGTATATCAAGATTTACTATCATTAAAGGATATAGCAGAAATGATAAATAATTTAGATAAACATAAAGTTAAAATAAATTTAGATAATAAAACAAGAGATTTAGATTACCTAGGTAATAAAAACTTTGGAGTAAATTTACCTATGGAATTAATAGGACTAAAAAAAGGTTTAGAAGAAATCTATAATGCACTATAAAATTACATATCCGTGTATGCCGTGGGAGCTAGATTATGCTCTCCTTTCTTTTACCCAATTTAAAAAATCAAAATATTATTTAGATGGAGAAGATACTATAGAAATAAACCCATCACTAAATCTATCCTCATATTTAATTAACTGGGAGAAAAGTAAAATATCTAAAGATTTATTAATTGATAGATTTAACCAATATTTAAAATTATTAAATGATTATAAAGTAACTCCTATTATATATGAAGGAGATGAATTATACGGACATTTAGACCATCAA